TCTTGATCCTTTGACTCAAAGGCCAGCAAGAGAATGGATTCAATGGCTTCAATATCCTGACCTTATAGCAATAAATGTTAGTAATGCTATAGGGGTAACTTCTGGAGGTACTGGAACTACAGTTATTCCTAGTAATGGTCAATTATTAATTGGAAATGGTACAGGATATACAGTCAACTCTCCTACGGCTGGCACAGGCATAGGTATTGTTGCAGGAGCAGGAACGCTTCAATTTAACAATACAGGCGTTACTTCTATTATTGCTGGAACAGGAATATCTGCTTCTAGTGCTACTGGTGCAGTAACTATTGCCAATACTGGTGTTTTATCGTTTAGTGGAGGTACTACAGGATTGACTCCTGCCACTTCTACAGTTGGGGCTATAACCCTTGCTGGAACGCTAAATATAACCAATGGCGGTACTGGAGCTACTACTGCTACTGGTGCTAGAACCAATTTAGGAGCTGCTGCTAGTGGCGCAAATAGCGATATTACAAGCCTTTCAGGATTAACTACGGCTTTATCTATATTGCAAGGCGGTACAGGAGCTACAACAGCTTCAGGAGCTAGGACTAACTTAGGCTTGGGAAGCGGTCTTTCAGTTACCATTACAACAGCTAAATTAACTGTTGGCGGTGCTAATGGCAGTATGACCTTTACTAATGGCATATTAACAGCGCAAACGGCTGCAACATAATGGAACATACAATTAATGTTACTTATGGCAAAGGGTTTTTACCTACTGTTCCATTAAGAGAAAAAGTTGAACGGCTTCAAGAAGCTCTTTTGCAAATGCCTCAAGCTGATGTGAAGTTTTTGCATGATTTTGAACCTGGCAAATATATTCGCACAATGATTGCTCCTCCTTGGTCAGTTATTGTTGGAGCTGAACATAAAACCCCTTATAAAGTAATTCTTAAAAAGGGAACAATAGCTGTCAATATTGATGATGAAATAAAGACTTTGACAGCTCCTATGGAATTTGATGCTCCAGCAGGAATCAAACGTGTTGGTCGTGTATTTGATGAAGAACTTATTTGGATTGATATTTACGAAAATCCAGATAATTGTACGGATATAGCAACAATAGAGGATAGGTTATACATTATTCCTGAATGTGGATTAATGTCTAATCGAATTTTAGAACATAAAACTGAACAAAAAGATACCGAAAAGCTTTCTAATGGCATTAAAATGCTATTAGCTAATAATCTCGGTTTTAGTGATTAGGGAGAAGCATTATGGCAGGAGGAATAACAGCAGCAGTAATTGGAGGCGCAGCCGTTTTAGGCGGTGCTTATATGAGTTCACAAGGGGCGCAAAATGCTGCCAATACTCAAGCTAATGCTGCTTCACAACAACAAAGCAATTTACTTGCTGCTGGTCAACAAGCTTCTCAGCAATTTACCCCATATGCAAATTATGGAGCTACTCCTTTAGCTAGTTTAACTGCAAATAATCCTTACTTTAATCAACAATTTACTGCTGCTGATTTAAAATCGAATTTAGCTCCAAATTATCAATTTATGCTTGGACAAGGATTAGGAGCTACAAGCGAAAATGTAAACGTAGGTGGTGGTGGTTCTAACGCAAATATGGCTAGAACCAAATTTGCTGAAGATTATGCTTCTAATGCTTATCAAAACGCATTTAATAATTTTCAAACCCAAAGAGGCAATATTGCAGCTATTGATTTAGCTAATACTGGTGTAGGTCTTGCTGGTTCTACAGGATCTGCAAATGCTCAACTTGGTACTGCAACCAATATTGCAAATTTAGGAATTGGTTCTGCTAATGCTACTGCTGCTTCTCAAATTGCACAAGGCAATATTTATGGTGGAGCAGCAAATTCATTAGGTGGAATAGGTTATGCAACAGCATCTCAACTTGGCGCACAAAATACAATGCAAAATGCTGCCATGCAAAATCAATTAAGTGCTGGTGGATATGGTAGCAATGCTTTAAGTAACTTTACAAATAACCAATCTACCAATCCTAATTCATCATCATTTATTGGCCCATTAGCGTAAGGAATATATATGGCAATCGGCACAAGCGGACTTTCAGTTCCTCAATTAGGGCAAAATTTAGATGCCAGCATTTACGGCAGTCAAAATGCGCCTAAATCTATGACTATTGCGGATATGCTTGATATATCCAATAAAAACCTTGAGTTGCAAAAGAAAACAGCATTGCTACCTTCTGAAATTGAAACTGGTAAAGCTACTGCTAAAAAAGCAACTACTGAAGCAAATAAAGCGCAGTTTGGATTTACAAATGATCAAGGTATTGTGGCTCAAAATGAAGCTGCTAGATTACTGACTGATCCAAGAATTAAAAATGCAGAAAACTCTCCAAAAGGAAGGGAAGATGCATTAAGGGCATTAGATGAAGTTGGCAGCACTTTAAAAACAAAAGGTTTGCATGACGATGTTATTAAAGGAATGTTAGGGCAATATTACACTCAAGCATTGCATAATCCAACTGAAATTGGCCCAAAAATTAAACAAGGATTAATGGCTGCATCAGGAACTGCAACTCAAGTAAGCCAAGGAACACCTCAATACACCACTAATGCTTCTGGTCAAATTGTTGGTATTACTCCTGGAACTAATCAAATTTCTGCTCCTACTGAAGCACCTCAAGGACAGCCTCAAGGGGCTCCTCAAGGTGGCGCACCTGGTCAAGTTCAAAATCAATTTACTCAACGTCAAACATTAAATCCTACTCAAGCACAAGCTGGAATGGGTAATGTCGCTGCAACTAATCTATCAACAGACTTTACAGCTACGCAACAGGCTGCTTCTAATTCTGAGCCTAGAATTGCTTTATTCCAAAACATTAAGAAATTGGCTCCTGAAGCATTTACTGGTGTTGGTGGTCAACGTAAAGAATTGGCTTCTGGTATTGCTCAAGCTATTGGTTTGGATGTTTACCAAACTGAAAAAATGTCAACTGACGAATTGGCTAAGACCTCTGCAATGCTTTCATTGGCTGGTGGAAATACAGATATGGCTCGTCAATTAGCTGAAGCTGCAAATCCTAATAAGAAAATGAATGAACAAGCTATTAAGCAAATTGCTGATCAAATGATTGGCATGGAAAAGCTTAATCAAGCTAAATACAAGTTCTTACAGCCAGTAGCTAATGATCCTGCTGCTTATGCTGACAGATTGCAAAAATTCAATCAAGTTAATGATTTCCATATTTTCCAAGAAACAACGCCTGAAGAAGTTGCTAAACTTAAACGATCAATGTCACCTGATCAGCAAAGAGCTATGGGTGAAAAAATTAAACTGGCTCGTCAACTTGGATTGATCTAATCATGGCAAATTTTGCTGACTTGTGGGAACAAGAGCCAACGAATAAATTTGGCGGTCTAAACGAAGATATGTCTGGTAGGTTACAGGCTGCTAATGAAGCTTGGAAAGCCAAAACTGGTAGAGATTTGCCAATTACTAGCGGAGCAAGATCAGCAGAACTAGGTGTGAAATTATGGGGAGAAAGAGGATCAAACCCTAATTTAGTAGCAAAGCCTGGCACTAGCTTGCATGAAAAAGGTATGGCTGCTGATATTTCTCCAGAAGTTCCTGCTGCCTTTTTGGATCAATTTGGACTTCATAGGCCTTTTGGATCAAAAGATCCAGTTCATGTAGAAATCAATCCTAAATCATCCTATTTACCTAAACAAGCTTCTGTAACTGTTTCAGGCGCACCAGCTTCTAATAATTTTGCTGATTTGTGGGATAACACTCCTGCTGCTGAAGCCCCAACAGAAAAAGGTCAGCCTAAAGGATTTACCCAAATTGCTAAAGCTGCTCAAGAAACAAACAAGCCTATTGCTGATGTTGGCAAAGGATTGGCTTCTATTGCTGATATTGCTTTAGGAGCTGTTCCTGCTGTAGTTGGCGGTGCTACTTATGCTGGTGCTAGAGCTTTTCAAAAGAGTCCAGAAGAAGCTCAAGCTTTGGCTCAGAAAGTATCTGCTCCATTAGAAAGTCCTATTGGAAAAGCTTTAGGGATTACAGAAGATCCTGCTTATAAGCAAGAAGCTGTTCGTAGAGCTATGGATTCTATTGGTCAATATATTGGGGAAAGTGCAAATACTATTTCTCAAAAGACTGGTATTCCTAAGTCTGACGTAGAAAACATGATTAATACTTTATCCTTTGCTGCTGGAGAAGGGTTTGCTGCAACTAAAGGCGCAAGAGCAAAATTAAGCGAACAATTTAATAAAGCATTTCCTGAAATGGAACAAGCACCAAAGCCTTCAATGGCTGGTGTAGGAGCTGCTGCAACTGATAAATCAACAATTCTTAATCAAGCTTTACAAAATGCAACTCCTGAATTAAAAGCTGAATTGCAAAAATTAAAGCCTGAAGAAGTAAATCTTCCAGTTCTTGAAAGACATATAGAGGCTGATTCTTTGCCTGTTCCAATCAAATTGTCTGAAGGTCAAGCAACAAGAGATCCTCATATTTTTTCAGAAGAAATGAATAGTAGAGGTAAAAATAAAGAACTTGCCACTAGATACAATGAACAAAATGCACAACTTGTAGAAAATATTGATGCTATTAAAGAAAATGCTTCACCTAATGTGTATGGCACAAACCATGTAGAAAATGGTCAATCTTTAATTGATGCTTATTTAGATATAGACAAACAAAGATTAGCTAATATTGATTCTAAATATGAAGCTTTAAGACAGGCAGCAGGAGGTAATTTTCCTATTGATGGCGTAGCTTTTGCTGATAATGCTCTTAATTCTTTAAAGAAAAACCTTAAAACAGAGTTTTTGCCTGATTCAATTATGAGGCAAGTTAATGCTTTTAAGCGTGGCGAACCTATGACTTTTGAGCAATTTGAAGCCATGAGAACTAACTTAGCTTCAGAAATGCGTAAAGCAGATAGAGCTGGTGATGGAAACGCAGAATTTGCTCTTGGAAAAGTTAGAGAAGCATTAGAAGATTTGCCTTTGGTTGGCGAAACTGCTGAATTAAAAATATTGGCTGATGATGCTAGAAGTGCAGCAAAAGAACGATTTGATACTTTAGATGCTGATAAAGCTTATAAGTCTGCTATTAATGGAAAAGTAGCTCCAGATGACTTTATTCAAAAGTTTGTAATCAATGGCAAAAAGAATGACATTGACACAATGGTTAGACATTTAGGGGAAGATTCTCAAGCTAGAGAAGTAATGGCTGCTGGAGTTGTTAATTGGCTTAAATCTAAAGCTGGAATTTTGCCTGATGGTTCAGGAGCATTTAGTCAAAAAGGGTTTAATAAAGCTTTAAGCAGTATTGATCCTAAAATTTTAAATATTGTTGGCCCTGAAGTTAATGCTCAACTACAAGCATTGGGAAAAACTGCAAGAAACATACAAGAAAGACCAGCAGGGGGTTATGTAAATGAATCAAATACTTTTGTATCTGGATTGGCAGAAAAAGCTAAATCAGGTGCAGAAATTGGTTTAAATTACACTCTTGGTGGTGGTGTAGTTCCTGTTGGAACAATGGCTAGGACTGCTGTTCATAATGTTAAAGAAGCTGTTAAAGTAAAACAGGCATTGAAACCTGGTGCTGGTGTAAAACTAAAAGATATTGGCAAGGAATAAAATGGATTCGCAAACAATAATAAATACTGCCATTGCTTTAGTTGGCTTTCTTGGTGGCTGGATATTAAAGGTTATTTGGGAAGCCGTAAAAGAGCTACAATTTGCCGACAAAATATTGGTAGATAAAGTTAATACCATTGAGATTTTGATAGCTGGAAACTATATATCTAAGCATGATTTTGACAAAATTGCTGCTGCTATCTTTGCCAAATTAGACAAGATCGAAGATAAGCTAGATCGTAAGGTAGATAAATGAAAATGCACAAGTCAAAAACAATGATATTTTCATTATTGTTAGTGATTTTTGGTGCTTTATTTGATAATTTTTCTTATGTCCAAAACAGTATTAATCCAAAATATTATGGCTTTATCCTTATTGGGATTGGCATTATTGTTGCTGTATTGCGCTTTGTGACTTCTAAACCCATAGAATAATGTTTCCACTATCCATAGGCGATTATGTCAAGATTGTGGTTGGAATTGTCCTTTTATCTGGGTGCTTTTATGGTTATGTTGAGCATAATCGTTTTGAAGCATATAAAACAGAAATCAAAAATATTGCTAAAGAACAAGAAGCAAAAAATGAATCCATTCGGACACAGCAGGAACTCATAAACAAAACCACCAAGGAAACCTATGAAGCTAAGTTATCTGCTATTAAGTCTTATTATGGTGGGTTGCACAACTCCAGTAGCGGTCAAATGCCCTCCATTTCCAATCCCTCCACAGGAGCTAATGTCAGCCCCTCCGACCAGCTACTTGCTTGCGCCTATACAACGCAACAATTAGTTAGCCTTCAAGATTGGATTAAGGAACAAGTCGCATTAAGATGAATATTGAACAATTACAAGCATTAGGAATTGATCCTAAATGGCTTAAACCTTTAAATGACACTTTTGCCAAATATGGCATAGATACCCCAAAACGCCAGGCAGCCTTTATTGGTCAATGTCAGCATGAATCAGGTAACTTTAAGACTTTAGAAGAAAACCTTCATTATTCTGCTGGTGCTTTGATGCGAGTTTGGCCTTCTCGTTTTCCTGATGCTGCAACTGCTGAGAAATACGCAAACAATCCTCAAGCTATTGCAAACAAGGTTTATGGCGGTAGAGCTGACCTTGGTAATACTGAAGATGGCGATGGATGGAAATTTCATGGCAGAGGCGTTATACAGCTCACAGGGCGTTCAAATTACACAGTATGTGGACAAGCCCTAAGTCAGCGATTTATAACGCAACCAGAGCTTCTATTAGAGCCTGAATGGGCTTGTATGTCTGCTGGCTGGTACTGGAATCGCAAGCAAATTAATTTGTTGGCAGACGATGAAAATTGGGAAACAATGACTAAAAGAATAAATGGCGGTCTTTTAGGATTACAAGATAGAATTGATAAAATACATAAAGCTATGGATATACTTGGTGCATGACATACGATGCTGAATATCATAGCCTTTATCGGCTTAAAAACCGAGAAAAGCTTATTAGCTATAAAAAAGCATGGGTAGAAAAAAATTCAGAAAAAGTATCTGTAGATGGCAAAAAAAGATATGAAATTAAAAAAGAACAAATAAAATTTTATGTTTCTTTATATAAAAAACTTAAACCTGAAATAGCCAACGCTAATAAAGCAAAAAGAAAAGCATCTAAAAAGCTAAGAACACCTAATTGGCTTACAGATATTGATTACGAACGTATCAATAATGAATACAAGCTTGCATCAATATTAACTAAACTTACTGGTGAACCTTGGCACGTTGACCATGTTATACCTTTGCAAGGCAAAACAGTATCAGGGTTTCATGTTCCTAGCAATTTAAAAGCTATTCGTGGTTCAGAAAATTGTAGTAAGCAAAATCAATTTTTAGCGATGTAATCGTTTTTTATGTTTAAGGTTAAGGGCAAGCTCTATTGTGTATTTAAGAGCTTCCCATTCACCTCTTTGCATCACTACTGGAATTAACTCTTGTTGAGCATCAATCTCAGCAAATTTTTTAGTTAAATATTCAGCCATTGCTTCTTGCTCATGCTTACTTCTTTTGGGCTTTTTTGTCATATAAGCTGAATTAAAGGCTTTTTGTTCTCAATATGGTCTAAAGCTGCTTGCCAAGCTTGAGTCCATAGATTAAGAGCTGTAGATCCTTCATAAAAGAAATCAGGATAAACAGCAAAAAATGCTTCTTCACAATCATCTGATGGAACTTTCACGTTTCCAGCAAAAGGTATATCTTCACTTGTCATTATCTTTTCCGATTAAATACCAAATAATAAAGGCGAAGCCAATCATTACGATTGCATTGAAAATCATGGCCTCGTCATTACTCATTACATTTTTTTCTTTTTAATGCCTTCAGCTCTACGAAGATCATGAGAATGTAGTTTTTTTCCTACAGACTTAGGAACTTCTCCAGCTTTTTCAGCTACTTTTGCTGCTACTTTACGAGTAACAATTCTGCCATTAGAAAGCTCAAATTCATGCTTTGCGCCTTTGGCAGCTTTACCAGCCATCTTTTTAAGCTCATCATGGCTGTAAGCTTTTGACTTAGCCACAATAACTTTTCCAGACTTTTCTTTAATGGCTGGTTCTTTTACTGTTAGTTTTTTAGTTGCCATTATTTAATCCTAAAAATTTTATTAAGTTTAAGAGTACCTTCATACTCAATTTTGCCTTGAGCATCTAAAGAACGCAATGGAAGCTCTTGAAAGTATTTCCATTTGTCTTTGTATGACTGAATCTCAGATGGAGGAACCCATCCAGCTTTTCTCCAGCGCAAAGTAATGTCAGTACCACTTGCAGTCCAAATATGTTCGTTCATACGGCCTCCTTAAAAAACTCTGATTGATCCAGGTGGGCAAGAATAGCCTGAATAAACAAATACAGCTCCAGCAGGGGTTTTACAAGTAATTACTTGTTGTTGACCATAAGCTGAAATTGCAATCAAAAACAATAAAGCGCAAATTATTTTTTTCATGATTTCTCCTAGAACGGAATATCGGACTCAAGATCAGCCAAGTTAGCTGGTTTAGCGTTACCTTCTGTTTTTTCCTCTGGAACATTGAGATAAGCCCAGAACGAACCTTCTTTAAGGCCCAAAAGAGGAATCATTTCCAGCTTTAACATCAGATCGCCTTTTTTAGTTTCAGTCACAATTCCAACTGTAGCATATCGTTTTTTGCTTGTGCCATCTTGAGCTACATACTCTGAAACTGGAGCTTTTACATACCATTTAATAGCCATTTAACTTCCCTTCATCAAATTTACTTCCACTTCTACTTCACTCAAAAACTGCTTAATTTCTGCTTCCATAAACAATATGAACTCAGGATCTCTGGGTACATTTACGATCAATAGCTGGCTACGATCAGGCATCCTTGGATCAAAACTAATAAAGTCGCACCAATCCCTACCAGTTACAGCCATTTGCGCTTGCATTTGGATAACATATTTGTTAGGTGCTTTTTTAGCTTTGAAATATTCCCAATGAGTTGCGCTATTAGGACACTTAATTTCCACAAGCCCCCTGTCAGACACAAGCCCATCAGGGCTACAACCAAACCAAGCAATACTAGGATGGTCAACGAAAGCGACTTGATCGACAAAATTATTGGTATTGACTTCATAAGCTACCCTTGCTTGAGGTTCTGTTTGAGTACCCCATTCCATTGCTGCATTGGAGTAAGATTCTTGAATGATGCCTGTAGTACGCTGTAAGGCTAATTCAATAAGGTAATTCTGTCTAGAAGCGGATAGCCCTGTTTTAGTCCTAGCCAATATGTCGGCTACTCTAGAAGCCGTAACTTTGCCTAATCTAAGCTGATGCCACTCTGGAGTGCCTTGTTCTACGGCAATCCTATCCTCAGTTGTAAAAGTGGTCATATTCCACCTAATCTAATTGCTAATCGGATAACTGCCATCAAAATAACTGAGGCAATAACTAATGTTGCTATGGCTACTTTGTCGGCCCAGGTCATAACAAATTCCATCCAGCCATAAATAGGTTAAATAAAAACTTTGCAATAAATCCAAACAAAAATATTGCAAAAAGACCTCCTATAAAGCTAATAACTCCACCAATAAGCCCAAGTATTATTTTCATGATTGCAACGCCATTAAAGTGCCTTTTTGCAAATCTTTAGCATTAGCAATCTTTTCTACTGCGGATTTATCTTTGTTAAGAGCTGCATAAGCTTTGCCATATATGGCTTTAAGTTCATCAATATTGGTGCAATTCATAATGGAATCTACCCATAATTGAGTTTCTGCGATCAAATCTACAGTTTCTTCTTCTGGCAAATCTTCACCAGAATAGATATACAAAGCCAAACCATGAAGGGCTATAGCTTTAACCAGGCATCGTTGCATTGCTGTATTTACTGCCATTGCATCAGGATTAGCAATAGCTTTGTTTTGATTATTAATGACAGGCATTTGAGCTGTCATAGTTTTGCCAAAAGCCGTTACTGAGCAAAATACCATTAGGGTTTCAGCAAAGTAAACTGGATCTCCATAAGTCCAGGTAGCTTGAGGATCTTGTTGAAGGAGCTGGTCAACAGCCCAAGACCAGCTTAAATAAGTAAACTTACCTTTCTTTTCAGTATGCTCGTTTACATTGATTTTGCGTAGTTCTAAAAATTTAGTCATCACTTTTCCTTAATCGTTAATTTCAAATTCAGCTACTTCTTTGGCATGGCCTTCCATGTATTCACAAGCCATTGAGATTAGTTTTCTACCTAATTGCTCGTAATCACCTGAATCAATAACATCTTGAAGGGCTTGAGAATCATTAACTCCCATTTCACTTAAAGCTTCAGAAATAGCTCCTGAAGTTCTATAGTCAAATTTGCCACCAACTTTTAAAAGTTGCCAGGTACGTTCCTCAATCTCATCAGAACGATCATCGTAATCATCAGGTTCGTAGTAAGCATCAGCTCTATTCATTCCCATAATTAAATACCTCCTACAAAAATGGCAGCCAATACAATTCCAAGAATCACAACACCAATCCAATCTAATAATGTAGTTTTCATCACTTACTCCTTAAACTCGAAAATCATCAGTTGCAAAAGATTTAAATAAATCAACCATTCTTAAAACATCTTTAAATGGCATATTTTTACCTGTAGCATCTATCACAATGTTCCTAATGTCTTCTACTTGAGATTGGGTAATTTCGTAACCATCTTGAGTAGTCCAAACATAGTCTGCATAACCTTCTTTGCTGATTCCTAGTTTCATTTTTATTTCCCTTCATCACTTGTTTAAGAGCCTTTAGTATACACAAAAATTCACTTTGCAACAAATTCATACCTAGGACATACCCTAATACAACAATTTTCTAAGATTTGGACTAGAATTATGGTATTGTTTCACAAAAGAAAGGAATTTTATGCATCCAATGGATTTACTCAGAATTGAGTTCAGAACCCTTGAAGCTTTAGCCAGTAAGCTTGATATACCAGCTAATACTGTCTATCAATGGAATAAAACCAACATTCCTTTTAAGTGGATTAAGGACATTGAGGAGCTTTCAGAGTACCGATTGACAAGAGAAATGCTTAGACCAGACCTATTCAAAAAGGACTGAAAATGAACTTTTACCCTTTCCATATAGGGGATTATTTAAGCCATACAAGCCATCTTACCGATGAGGAAGATTTGGCTTATAGGCGCATGATTGACCTTTATTATCAAACAGAAGAACCTTTTACCGATACATCAAAGCTGGCTCGTAAGGTGCGATCAAGCTTTGAAATTGTTGGTAGTTTGCTTCATGAATTTTTCATTTATGAAGAAAATGCTTGGCATTTAAAAAGAGCTGATGAAGAAATAGCTAAATACAAAGCTATGAAGGATGGGGGTCGCAAAGGTGCAGCAGTAAGGTGGCATAAGGGTAGCGATAGCCCCCCTATTACCCCCCCTAATCACTCCCTAATGCCAACCAAGAACCAAGAACCATTAACCAAGAACCATATAAAAACAACTCCTAAAGTCGTAACCCCTGAAGGGGTTTCTGTTGATTTATGGAATGATTTTTTGGTTTACAGAAAAAGACTCAAAGCTCCAGTAACTGACAGAGTTCTTGCAAGGCTTATCAAGGAAGCTGAATTAGCCAAGATGCCATTGGATCAAGTATTAGAAACCATCATTTTTAAAGGATGGAGATCCTTTGAGGCTTCATGGATTACTCAAGCAGCTCATAAAGCCAAGGAATTGCCTTTAGGAACCAATGAGCAGATTGAGGCTGCTTATCGCCAAGAACTAGGAAAAGATCCAGCTTTGGCTCGATTTAACAGCTATTTTGATATGAGAAATTTCATTATTGAGCAGCGTGAAAAAAGGAAGGTGGCGTGATTTATTACATTTATGACGAATTAGGCATGATTCGCCAGGTTAAAAGCAAAACTGAGGCTGAATACCTTGTATCACTTAGACCTGAATGGAAAATTGTTGCCAAAAAAGTAAATAAACCAGTTTTTAAATTTCAGGATGCGCCATTTTGATCAGATTAGCAAAACTGGAAGATATACCTTACATAATTTCTTTATCTAAAAAAGAAAGCTTTTGTCTTGGTTTTATTCCAAAAATGGCTTATGAATCAGCAATTACTGGGATCAAAACAGGAAAAAGATGGAGTCCTGTTTGCAACGACAAACTTTTTGTATGTGAAGAAAATGGTGATTTAGTTGGATTTGTTATGTTTTCTTATGGAAATCCATCTAAATGCAATCAAATTTGTATTCAAGAAGATGCCAGGTTAATTGAAAGAGGACAAGCATTGTTGTCAGCAGCTATTTCTCATGGAAATCTTAGAGGTATTGAGGATTTTGCTTGTGGATGTGCAGATGATTTACCTAGTAATTTTTTTTGGGGAAAAATGGGATGGATAAAAGTTGGAGAAAGAAAAGGAATTAGCCATAAAAACACCTGGATAGAATCCAGCAAAAGAATTGTAAATATTTATAGATACCAAACTAACAGCCTTTTTACTAATGATTTTGGAATGATTTTGCCAAAAGAAAACGTAACAATAGCTTTGTAAATGGACACTAAAAGTGAAAAATACCGACACCAATGTGAAGTCAGATATTTGCTTGCAATCAGACATAAGGAAGGTCTTGGCGCAATCCGCAGACTTTTATCTAATTCAGGGTTTGCCCCTAGATTACATAAAATCCAGTTCGACATGGCAGAGCAATGGCGAAAAGGCAATAGAGGAACAATCAAAGGACAATGGCTATGAATCTTGAACAATTAACAGAAAACAGGGTTGAGGAAGCCCTTATTAAGCTTTCTTCTACAGACGAATCTCATGCAGCCTGGGCTGGTCAAGTTAAATACCTTGAGGAAGGCTTAAAACAGGCTAAGAGCCATTCTTTCCTACTAACTGATGGCACAGTAGCAGAAAGAGAAGCAAAGGCTCTATCAAGCGATAAATACGCACAGGCGGTATTGGCTTGGACTGAAGCTTTAAAGCAATTTAAGAAAATAGACAATGAACGCAATCATGAAATGCGGATTATTGATATATGGCGCACTTTATCTTCAAATCGCAGACAAGGAAATATGTAAATGAAAGACTTTAGCTTACCTTTTTTAATATCCAAAAAGCTTTTGGATGGGTATTACGATGCAATGCTTAAGCAAGATAAGCAAAGAGCCTATCAAATTGCTACCGATTTAGTAGAAATGGCTTTAAAACTACAGGATATTGCTGGTGAAGATAAAAAAGTTTGATCAGGCCCTTCATGACAAATACGATCCTCCAGCTAGAGCTGCGGTAGCTGAGTGGATTTCTATGAAATGGGGATTTACAGCTTTAGATAATCCTGATATTTATGGCACAGACCTCATTATTCACAAAGGGGATAATCCTATAGGATTTGCTGAAGTAGAGGTAAGGCAATGGAATCCGTATTGCCCTTTTGATACTATCCATGTGCCAGTTCGTAAAAAACATATGCTAGAAGTGCCTAAAACTTTGTTTTTTGCTTTAAATCAAGATATGACTCATGCTTACTGGATTAAAGGATTAACTGCTTTAGCTTTTCCATATTGGGAAATGAGAGATGATACAAAGCATGAACTTTATTATGATGTTCCAAAACATTTATTCAAATATGTGGATTTAACGGAGTTATTTTGATAATAAAAACAATAAGTAATGCAACTCTTTATTTAGGTGATTGTGCTGATATTTTGCCTAAATTAGGTCAATTTGATGCTGTTATTACAGATCCTCCTTATGGAATATCTATAACAAAAAGCAATAGATTATCTAAAAGCAGGGGTTTTAAAGATACTGGCTGGGATGATAAGCCACCATCTAAAGAATTAATTGATGCCATTGTTTCTAAAGGCAATCAAGCAATTTTATGGGGTGGAAATTATTTTGATTTGCCACCAACTCGTTGTTTTTTGGCTTGGGACAAACAAAACGAAGGTCGTGATTTTGCAGATTTAGAAATGGCTTGGACTAATTTAGACAAAGTTGCCAGAATATTTCGTATGAGGCCTATGAATATGGATGGCGGTAAAGAACATCCAACACAAAAACCAATAGCATTAATGCAATGGTGCATTGATAAAATTGATGGAAATTCAATATTTGATCCTTTTATGGGATCTGGAAGCACAGGAGTAGCTTGCGCCAAAATGGGAAAATCATTTATTGGTATAGAAAAAGATCCTAAATATTTTGAAATAGCCTGTAAAAGAATAGATTTGGCTTATGCTCAAGGCGATATGTTTATATGACAACTAAGGCAGAAAAGGATATTTATGCTCGCCTGGCGAGATATGGCTGTATTTTATGCAAACAACAAGAGGTCAGAAACCTTGAAGATTCCCCTACAGAAATGCACCATATACGAAGATTTGGTGGAAAAAGAGAAAATGCCCCAGTTATCCCTTTATGCGCCTATCATCACAGACTTGGTAATACCTCAGTTCACCAGCTTGGACATAAAAGGTTTACAAAATATTGGGGTTTCTCTGAAGAAGATTTGTTAGAAAAACTACAGGAATTGTTAAATGAATAAGGTTTTTGGCATTTGGAAATGTAGAACTTGTCAAAAAGAAGCTAGAGCCACAGCTCATCAGCTTAGAAAAACTTATTGCAGCAATGCTTGTATGTCAAAAGACTACAAAGTAAGATTAGCTGGTTCAAATAATCCCTATTATTCAAATGCTGGTGCAAAAACTTGTGAGCAATGCAACAAAGAATTTAAACATTACAACAAACAAAGACGATTTTGCTCTAATGAATGTCGTTTTATGCATGGGTTATCGCCAGGTATGAGGCATAACGCTAGAAAAGATTCAAATCACAATGAAATTGTGGATTATTTGGAAAAAGGCGGTGCAGTTGTGAAAGATTGCTCAAAAATGATGCATGGTATGTCTGATTTGTTGGTTTGGCATATGGAGGCTTGGCATTTGGTCGAAATTAAAAACCCAAAGACTGCTTATGGGAAAAGGGGATTAAGTCCTTCTCAACAAAAATTTGCTGATGAATGGCAAGGTGGCCCTGTTTACATTGTTAGAACAAAAGAAGATTGTGATTTATTTTTGATTGGCGAATTGAAAAAATTAGACCATTTTGGCGGTTATCACTTGACAACTAACTGCGATAAGGCAAAATAAGCAAAGCTACGATTTGTAGCTTCTTTTGCAAAAGGAAAATTGAAATGGCAATGGGCAAAACAACTAATCCAAACAGCACTAAAGGCGTACCAGCCAAGGGTGTAGTAGTTCCTAAAGGTGCTGATGCAGCCGATACTAAAGGCGAACGTCATGCTAAAGCAGTTCGTGGCGGTGTCGCTATGGGCAAAGAAGATGCTATTGGCTCTGACAAAGAGTTCAACACAGGCCGTACTGCTGGTGTTTGCTATGAGCATAAGCGCACAGCTTATGGCGTAGAAGATAAATACGAAAAAGACCCTATGTAATGCGAAAGCCCTGGGTGCGTGACCTCCCAAGGCTTTCTAACCACAACCTAAATCGGAGATAAGCTGTGACTGCGGAAACTATACTGACTAAAGAGTTACTTCACAATTTATTTAATTATTGTGATGGAAAATTATTTAGAAAATCCAATAACAAGCAAATTGGATGGCTTGTATCTCAAGGATACATAAATGCAAACATTAAAAATAAATGTTATGGGGTTCATCGCCTTATTTTTCTTATGTTTAATGGATATTTGCCAACAGAAATAGATCATATAAATGGCAATAAATCAGACAATCGTATTGAAAATCTAAGAGCTTCATCGGTTCGACAAAATCAATTTAATGCAAAAATTAGGAAAAATAGCTCTACTGGCATTAAAAATGTAGTAAAAAGTGGACAAAAATTTAATGTAGCAATAAAAATTGATGGAAAAAGAACTCATATAGGCAATTTTAAAGATTTAGAGCTTGCAGAGCTGGTAGCCATTGAAGCAAGAAACAAATACCATAAAGAGTTTGCTTGTCATGGATAATTGTTCAAGTTGCTTATTTTTCGTTGTAGGTGAACGCATGGGGATCTGTAAGCGATTCCCTTCTGCCGTTAATAAATCCAATGACGATTGGTGTGGCGAGTGGCAACTGATTGAAAGTCTAGCTTTAGAGCAAATAGTTCAAATGATGACTGAACCAGTATTGATTTCTGAACCAAAAAAGAAACCAGGAAGGCCAAGAAAAGCATGAAACTCAAGCCA